TCAGCGCGTCCTGCCGACGCTCGCGCTTCATATCCGCGACCAGGAAGCGCAGCCACTCCGGCCACTCCGTCCTGTCGAGCCCATATTCAGCGGTGCAGTTCGCGCACAGTTCAAAACCGTTCGTGATCACCTTCCCGCAAATACAGCGGTTACTCTGCATAATAATCATCACTATCTATAGCCACATTTCCGCCTCTTTTATTAATCGAGTTCAGAATTTGGCATACCCGGCCTTGCGTCAATCCCACCTGCTTGCCAATCTCCGCCTGGGTGTACCCCTCGCAGAACAGCATCAGGATTTTCTGCTCGCGCTCAGGCAGGCTCTTGGCGTAGGCAACCGCGTCAATCAGCGCATCCAACGCGTCAACACTCTCCGCGTTCGCGCCTTCTATCAAAGCATCAAAGTCTATTTTAGGTTTCGTAATCGCCCCCAATCAATGCCCTCATGCAACAACCACGGATACCCATCGCGGACGATCACCGCGCCGAGCTTGTGCGCGTCCCGCCTGGCGTCACGCTGGGACGCGTAGCACAACCGCGCCTCGTCAACGCAATGCCCCATGTGCACCGCGTAGAAGTCACCCGACGGGTCGAACTCAAACGCCATGTGGTGCGAGTGCCCCATCAGGACGTGCTGGTGGTACTGAATTGCCAGCGATCGCGCCGTCGCCGCGCCTGCCCCCTTCGGGTGCGTTATCCTGAACACCTCGCCGCCTGAACGCAAGATGCCCCAATAGTACGGTCCGATTTTCCACTTGCCGTTATCCAACTGCATCAGGTTCAGCAGTTCGGACGGGTTCACCGGCGAGTTTATCGCGCGGAGCAAACGCCCCTCGTGGTTGCCCATAATCCACACCAGCGAATCGAACAGCCCGTTCAGCGCGGATAACGCCGCCCGGCTGTGCGCCATTTCGCTGGAGAAGTCCTTGCCGTCCTCTCCGGCAATCCCCATGATTACGTCAAGCAACTCCGCCTGCTTATTGCGCGGCAGCGAACGCGCCAGCTCCATCAGCCGCGCCTCGTCCGCTTCGGATAGCTTGGACCCGTCCTCACCCGCCCAATTCGGCTCCCAGCCGGAGATTGAATCCATGTGCATCAAGTCCCCGGCGGCAATCATCGTGCGGATTCCCCACGCGTCCGCGATGTCCAGCACGCGGTTCAGGAAGTCCGCGTTCTGGAACGGCACTTCCACGTCCGGCAGGATGAGCGCGTCGCCTTCCACAACTGGCGGCTCATCGTAGCGGGTATAACGGCTTTCCGGTATCCGCTGCGGCGCGGACGGCTGCCCCGTCGCAAGGTAGTAATGCGTCTTGACAGTCCCTACCGCGAGGGAAAGTTCGCTGGCGATCTCCGCGAAAGTGCGCCCGGATTGCTTCAGCCGCACAATCTCGCGCTTTTGTCTCGTGTTCACTATGGGTGCTGGCACTATGATTTTCCCCCGTTGTTTGCCCTTTCTAATTGGTTTGCTAAACTCCAATAATCGCTCTTGATGTAATGCCAAGTTATCCGCCCTTCAGCAAGCAGCTTCTTGATTTTCCGTCGCGCGGCTCGTTTAGATATCTTGAGGAACCGCGAAACTTGCTCTGCGGTAAACAAGTTCTTTTCCACAGCCGAATAAATGGGGCAACCTTCCTCTGGCGGCGCAATGAACCAATATATTTTCATGTTCAGCATTTTTCCACCGTTGCCCTTTCCTGGTACACCGCGTCAAGTGCGGCTTGCAAATCAAGCTGGCTGTCCACCACCTGCCCCATCCCGCAAGTCGGACAGAAGTAAATCGCGCCGTAAATCTGGAACAGAACGTCCCCGCAATCGTTACAGGCTATTGGCATCTGCTTTGTCCTCCGTTTATTTTTTTGACGAGCGCATTCCAATCATCTCGCTCATCATTCCACCCAAACTGAGAGGTGCCAAGTTTATTCCCGGTCTCGATAAGCTGGTCAACGTCCGCCTCAAGCTCAGCAATGCGAGCTTTAAGTCTGTCCTCAATCGGGCGGATATTCCAATCATTTCGGTTCATAAAGAGACGAGAGTGATTAAATCCTTTCTTATTAGTTTGGTGTATGACATACTGCGGAAAGTCATAATCCGGATGGACATCCTGCCCGCAAAACGGGCATGGCTTAAGTCCTGCAGTTGGATATTTATCGCTCATCCTTTCACCTCCGGCGGTTCTGGCATTGGCATCCAATGGGTGATAACGTCGTCATAGTCAGCCCACCCAGTAGCTAATGCCCAGCCCCTGCAATTGTTGCTGCGCACTCCCCATTGTGCAACCCCATTGCAGAAAACTAAAACATCAACTTCAAAATCCGGCAGCCTCTCGCTAACCGGTATCCACCCCTCCCCGATAAACGCCAGCAACTCCGCGCGCTGTTCGTCAGCCAACGCCTCTGTCGCGCGAAGCTCCTGGTAATCCACCGCGCTTTCACGCCGCGCGACTGTCAGCGCGTACCGCTCCAATAGCGCAAGAAACTTACTTGCTCTGTCTGTCATATGCCTCCTCGATAATCCGTGCCGCCTCGCCGTTCTTTATCGTGTCGCTGGTGAACATCAAAGTCCGCCAGCCTTGCAGAACGGCCAAATTGTGCTTTTCGCAATCCCGCGCAATACCCGAACCGCTGGAGTGCCCCGAACGCTCACGCGCCCACGTCCCGCCCTGCACTTCCACCAGCAGGCGGCTCTTGTCGGCGTTGCCAATCAGGAAGTCCCAGCGGAAACGCCGCCCAGGTATCGCGCGGAACTCACGCGTGTACGGCACGCCCAACGCGTCAAGCTGGAACGCGAGCGTGTCCTCAAGCGCGGTCATCGGCACGCTCATTCCACAGCTTCACCGCCGGCGACGGGTCGTTATAGCCGACCTGCACGCTCATCGTGGACGCGCCGCAAGACGGACAGAATACCCGCGCCCACTTGCCGTATGTCTCAATCTGCACCCGCGCGTCATCACATCCGCAGAACGGGCAGGGCTTCAGCTTCTCACTCTTCGCGCTCATCGTCGCCCCCACCCGTGCCGGAAAAGAACATCATCGCCAGCATCAGCACGAACTCGCCGACTAAAAGCCCAACCGCAAAGCCGATAACCAGACACAGCCAGTTCATTCCACGTCCTTTCGCAGATACTCATCAATGCGCTCCTGCACGCTCTCCGGCGCAACCGGGCGCGCCAGCTTCCACGCCGCCATCACTTCCGCAAGGCTCGCCAAGTCCGCGTCCGTGACGTAAAACGACTTATGCCCGAAGGCGAGAAAGTTGCCGGACAGTTTTATCCGCCCGGCTTCGAACACATCCGCGTAACTCGTAATCATTCATCCTCCATCGCAAGCAGAACCAGCGCGCCTATTGCGCCGACGAACAGCCCGACTATCAACCCGGCGATAAACATTACTTCACCTCCGGCGGTTCTGGAAAACTGGGAAAGTCGTCCCACTCTTCAATTTCCGCCGCTTCTTCAAGTGCGGCAATATGCGCCTCAAGCTCGGCAATGCGGGCAGACTGGCGGTTTATCTCAACTTGTTTAATTAATAGCTCCCTGTTGGATATGGCATATTCGGCTTCGAGGGCTTTGCATTTGCGCTCTAAATCTCGATAAGCAATGTCGTGAGCAGTATAGTGATATTTATCACCTCCATCCATCGCGGCGTTTATAAGGTACGTTTTGTCTGATACTAATTCTTCGTTTTCGCGTTTCAATTCTTCAAATTTTTCTGCAAGTTCGCAAAAATCACGAGAGGTATACAACTCTTCAGGCATTTTTAATCCCTAACCCTTCCTGCGCTACGCGTTTGCACCAATTCGTGTTATGTTTTTCCCCGTCCTCAGAAATCTTTTGGAGGGCAGTCCATCGCTTATTACCCAAGTCGGTTGCAATTTCAACCTGGCTTAATTCGTTAAGCAGTAACTCCGCCAATCTGTTGTTCTCCGCCTCCAGCTCGGCAATGCGGGCGTTCAGCGCGTCCTCAATCGGGCGGGTGTTCCATTCTTCCAGCGTCACTGTTCTTACTGAGAGCGGACATTCCTGGTTTGGACAAAAATATCGTGTTTCGCTGATGCCACGAAATATCCAAGCGTTTGCTTGTGGCAGCGTTCCACAAAACGGACACGGCTTCAATTCGCCACGTTCTTGCTCCGGCTTTTCCTCCTGATACTCGTTGCCGTTCTCGTCCAGATATTCGTCTGGATACTCGTTGTCGCTCATCTCATCCTCCTATTCCGGCATCCACTCGTAAACAATTACCGCATTTTTTCCGCTATGTAACCGCCACGTCGTGCCGTCAAACGATGGTAAGAGTCCGGATTCCCACAGCTTTATGGCAGAGGAAAAATCTTGATTATATTTAATTGCGAAGAAGGTCGAAATGTAAGCCCAGACCGAAGCCCAGACCGAAGCCCCGACCGAATCCCTGACCGAAGCCCAGACCGAATCCCAGACCGAAGCCCCGACCGAATCCCTGACCGAAGCCCAGACCGAATCCCAGACCGAATCCCCGACCGAAGCCCTGACCGAATCCCAGACCGAAGCCCTGACCGAATCCCTGACCGAATCCCCGACCGAAGCCCTGACCGAATCCCTGACCGAATCCCTGACCGAATCCCAGACCATAGACCACTCTTTCAGCCAGCCAATTTGTTCGTCCGTTGGGTTGCTTACCTTCGGCAACTCAAACGGATTCACAATCGGCTTGACAATCAATGGCTCAACGATTGTCTTGAAGTCGATTTTACTAACCCACTTTTCAGCCCGCGCTTTATCGTCCTTCTCTGCATTCTGCATATCCACAGTGAACTTACCTGTCAGCGGATTGAACTCATACTTATTGCACTTGTCCTCGTCAAGCCCAAAGTGGGCGCAAATATGGGAGTGACTGTCTGCACCGTCTTTATCTGCTTGGCGCATCTGCCAATCGAAATAGTAGAAATCACTCGTGCTGTCCGGCATCGTACAAAAGCTAAAGAAGTTACACATCTCATCCTCTCTTCCACTCGCCGCTCAAACGACGGGCTAAATCCTCGAACATCTTCAGCAGCATCAGCAGGACGCGCGCCTGTCCCGGCGTGAGCGTGAGACGCTCCCCCTTGTGCGCCTCGAACAGCGCGATGAAGTTGCCCAATTCCGTGCGCGATTCAGCATCCATCACGCGCCCCCTTGCGTCCGCAAGCACCGCGCGACAAGGCTGCTGCTCCGGATCGGGACACCCAGCTTCTGCGCCATCCACGCGTAGCTCTTGCCTTCAGCCTTCCACGCGCGGATCCGGTCAATGTTCTGCTCGATAACCGGCGTCCAATGCCCGCTGACGAACCGCTTCGGCTTCGGCAGTTCGGTGAACCCGCTTCGCTCGCGCGCTTCCCCAAACACGTACGCCGCGCAATCCTCAAGCTGGAAGCGGTAGCCCTGATGCACAACGCACAGCCCGACGAGCTTATCGTCCGTCCGCTCCCAATTCCGGCAGGTAAGGCACTTGTTAGAACTGATACTCATCGTCAAGCTCCTTTTCTGCCTTGCGGTCAAGAAACTTCACGGTCTGCGCGCGCATTTCGTAGCCGGACGCCCACGTCCCGTCTTTCACCTGGTACAGGCGCGGGTTGCCCGTCGTGTCCGGCGTGATTTCGCCCTCGACGCCGATGAGGCTGCCCTTGTCCACGTACTTGACGACGTTCTCCGCCTGGTCGCCCCACACGGTCACGCGCCACCAGCAGACTTGCTCGGTCAATACGCCGTCCTGCTTGTACGCCTTGTTCGTCGCAAGGCTGAAGGTGGTGAACGGCTTCCCAGCCGCCGTCATGCGCAATTCGGGTTTCTTGCCTACGTTGCCGATAAGAATTAGTTTCTGGTACATTCGTTTGCCCGCTCCTCAACGGGTGTTTAGTTGTTTGCCTTCTGCTGTTCATACAAGGCGCGAAACTTATCCAAGTCCGCGCCGGATTGCACTTTGTGGCCGTTGCCGCGCCCCTCCGCCTTCCAGCGTTTCAGTATCGCGCGGGCGTAACTCCAATTGCGCTTGTTCTGGCGTGATGCCTCTTTCAGCGCGTCAATAATCCAGCCGTCAGGATATTCGCTGACTGCCAGCTTTAGCTCATCCGCGATTGAGGCAGTTAGTACTCCGATTTCGGATTCGTAAACCGTTGCAACCGGAGCCAAATTACTTTCACGCAAAGTGGTGGTGGTAGTTAGCTCAACTTCACCATTAACCTCATACTCACCCTCATACTTAACCTCACTCTTAACCTCGTTGCCAACTAACCCACTTACTTGCTCGCTATGTAGTGTGCTATGTAGTGTGCTATGTAGCTCACCATAACCACCCAACTTGTCCCAATTCCGGGTGACTATGTTGTTGCCCGACTTGTGGTATTTCTCGCGGTCGGTCCAATTGTCAGGCGCGGGATAGTTAGATGGTGACGCCCAGGACGGCGATTGATGTTTCCACCAGTTGACAATCTGCATCAGCTTCTTGCCGTCCTTTTGGTAACGCTGGAGTAATCCTTTTTCCACCAGTAGATCCATCGATTGTTTTACCCGCGCTTGTGGCTTGTTATCCATCGGGAAAATCTGTGACTTCACAAGCATTTCGTTATCCTGCAAACGCCCCTGGTCATCAGCAGACATGACAATCAGTCCGATCCAAACTAACCGGGTTATGTCGTCAAGCTCCATAAACACGTCATCGGAGAACATATCCGAACTCATCATGCGCTTATTTGCCATTGAGTTCCTCCGATATCATTCCTCTTATGTCGCGTCTCCAAACAAGATAATTTTTTACGAATTTTGCATGGTCAATCAAATCGTCTACATTTACCCCGCTGTCAGTTGCATTACAAAGCATTTGAATGTCTTTAGCGTCCAATATGACGTCAAGTCTGTTCCTGAGTATTCCCTTTATGTAATTGAATTGGAATAAATAACGATTGTGATTGAACCTAACCTGGTCCCGGCATACCGAGGGCAGCAAAGTCACGAATTTATGAGATGACTCTGCTGTCGCGTTACCATTTTCGTCAAGAGTGACGTATTGGTCTCTGACTATCTTGCCCGCATGTATTACTTCAGATGCCGAATATTTGTTGATTAAGTTTCGCAGTTCTGCTTTTCCAGATTCTGAGTAAGTCCAACCAGGTATCATGCCACTCAGTATGTTTACTGTCGTTTCAACTTCTTTTTCCTCAATCTCCAACAACTCCGATTGCCACACGGACATCATTTCAATTTGTTCCCTACGCTCCTGCAATTCATCAAGCTGTTTTTTACGCTTTTGAATTACAGCGTCGTCTGATAATTCACGTGCGCCTTTGCCGCTGTTGCAATCAGCGCAAGCGGTTATCAGGTTCGTAATATCGTTATTCCCGCCTTTGGCAATTGGTTGAATATGGTCCACGTGGAGCGCAACTTCTGGCGCACTTTTTCCACAATATTGACAAGTAAACTTATCCCTTTTGAATACTTCAAATCTGATTGATTTAGATATTGGTATTCGCTCGCCCATTAGAACAATCCCTTCTGCATCCGCTGGCCGGTGGTCGGGCTGGGCAGCTTGACGTTGAACAGGCTGAACGCCCGGTCGGTCAACTGCCGCGCCCTGGACCGCAATTCGGCGATCACCTCGCGCCGCTCATCGTCATTCGCGCAGATGTAGTACCCAGCCGCGCCGGAGTTCGAGCCAACCGCGACACCGCATTCCGTCACGAGCCGCATCATCACCTCGCGCGCCTTGCGCTCCGTGCTGTCGGTGGTCTTGCCGTACAGCGCGAGCGTCAGGTCGTGCTTGCTAACCGCGTTTGCCTTGCCGATATGGTCGGATAAAAATTGTGCGGCTTTGCGCATATCCTCATCGGATATGTCAGCCGCCATCTGGCGGTAGTAATCGCGCAAGTCCATTACTCTGCCTCTTCCTCAAGCTCAACTTCAACTTCGATTTCGCCGGCTCCGTTGCACGTCTCGCAGATAAAGCGGCGTGTTATATAGTCGCCGCCATAAGTTCTGCCAATACATCCATCCACGTACCCGTCCCCTTCGCACTCCGGGCAAAGAATTGTTTTTGTCATTCTGCTTCCGTTCTGCCGGTGTACCACGCCCGCCGGCAGGCTCAAACGCGGGATAAGGAGTAACCCGCTAATTTGCGTTGTTGCTCTGGGCAAGCTCGCCGGACTGCCGCGCCTTCAGGATGACGTTGATGGCTTCCAGCTTGCGCTGGTACACCTCGCGCTCATCGTCAGGATGCTCGGCTTTCAGGGCTTTGCGGACGCCGATAGTCATCGCCATCAGCTTGTCGGTTGACAGGTTGCCGTACGGCACGC